TTGCGGTGTTGTGCTCACCATGGTCCGTATGCTGTCCCTGCTCATCAATCGAGTGGGAGTGGGCTGCGATGCCGTCGTGATGTACGATGTGGTGCTTGTCGCCGTCCGTTACCTTGTGGCCAAGGTGGGCAAGCATATGCAGATGGTCGGGATGCTCTTCGCGGGTGCCGTCGGGATGCTCCGTGTGGAACGTCCCATCGCCGTGGTCATGGATGCTGTGAATCTGATCGCCGCCGCCGTCGCTCTTCTCTTGCTCTTCAGTCGATTCGTGCGGTTTGGTTTCTCCATGCGGCTTGGGGATGTAAGAGCTATTCCGCTCCCCGCCGCGCATCTTGCCGAGTCCATCAAAGCCATCTCGTGCCATTATTTTGCCTCACTTTCGGTCGATTCCGGTAATGATTCCACGACGTTTACTCCATCAGCCGGAAGCGATGCGTTCACTTCTGGAGCATCCCTGGGAACGAGCAAACCGTCTCTGGTCCAATCCTCCACCGGTTTCAGTTGAGGTTCTACGACTATCGGCACTTCTTCCGGGTCTACCGAGAAATTCTCGGCCAGAAGCGCCTCAAACCGGGCCACCAAGTGCGGGTCACGGGGCAGAATCAACTCATTTTGCAAGAGTTGTGCGAATTTACTCGATGTCATTCTGTGCTCCAATCTCAGGTTGCAACCCAAACGCTGCCTCTGTCAACCGGCGCACATCCGCCGAAGACTTGGCCTTGATGGTTGAATTGTCTCTCTTTTCCGGGGTTTGTGTCAAAGGAATCTTGCGGAGGCGCTGAATTTCGGCCTCAAGTTGGGTATTGCGGGTTTTCTCATCTTGCAAATATGCAAGTCCGGCGTGGATACGGTCGTACAGCAATCCGGTTTCCCTGAGAGTCTTGCTGACTGTGCTACGCCAGCCAATCGCCATGCCTACAATCACCACCAAAAGAACGAATATCACTGCCGCGCTGCCCATGATGACCCCTTCCTCGGATTGTTGTCCTGCTTCCATTTTGCCATAAGCACACTCTTTGCCGTCATGTCCGCCTTGGGACTCAAGCTCTGATAATACTCCTGCTGCCTCACTTGCAACGGTTTGGAGGCTGGACGGCCGAAGATTGCATACAGCCCGTACCCGGAACCTTGAAGCGGAGAGTCTGAGCCGTCGCTCGAACCTTCGATCTGCTCTACCTTCACTGGGTCCGACTTCACCAGCGGAATGACCCGGCGCAACTGCTTGCACTTGTCGCTCACCATCCAGCCTGGATACTCCAATGGGTGACCACTTGCATCCTCTCCGTACCTGATCCGCTTGGCAAGCAATTCCCTCATCAGCGTATCGCGGCCCAACTTGTCCCTTGTGCTCGGCAGCGGTATTGGGATGCCCTCGCGCCGCAGAACCGGCGTCATGCGCTGATTCACAGACCGCATATCCGCGCCCATCGTCGCTGTTGCCTTACTGTATTCCGCATCGAAAGAATGTGTGAAGTTGATGAACTGCGGAATCTCCATCTTTCCGTGTTCATTCTCTTCGACCGCCCACTCCGCTATATGCTCCGCCAAGTCTTCCGGCTGCTCGTGTTGGGTGTAAAGCTCATCGTATGTATAGACTTCTCCGTTCGGACCCATGCAGTGCTTGTAGTAGCTGGCCGGATGTTCATATCCCCAGTTGCCTGAAATCCAGCGGCGATACCAGTCCGGGAACCGAACGCTTCCATCCTTGAACACGTGGATGTTCTCATCCCAAACCCCTCGGAAGTATCCGCCAGCCGCCCCCCACAAGCCGAACTTGAGCGCATCGCGCACATCTGCCGGGTACGCCTCAAGGTTCTTTAAGAATGTCGGATCGTTGGCGAATATAGGGTTGTCTAGGTACGTTGCCGGGAAATAGTCGTAATCCTCTGGATCAAATGCGGCCTTTTGGCTATCGTCCATCCCCATGCAGGGAATACCCTTGACGAACAAATCCTCTACCCACATCGCGCCAATACCAATGGGATTCCCTGCCCCATACTTGCGAGGCTTATCGCTCACTGGGCAACGATTCCAGGCTGCAACACTGCTCCATTGCTTGAAGGTGAACTCGCAAAGCTCATCGTACCCCATGTGGAACCACTGACCTTGCCAGCCCCAGACGTCATGCTCATACTGCATCGACCCAAACTTGGTCGTAGCACCGTTGAGCCAAGTGACCTGGTTCTTGCCCTCGTTGTACTGTTTATAAAGCTCTTTTGGGAAAGACTCGCGGAATCGTGTAATCACCGTTGACTCTAGCATGGGGAATGTGCGCCGGAACAGAATCGTATGAACCTTGGGACCGTCCTCATTGCTGAACTCGTTGCACGCTTGAAACTGCTCCATCAGCATCCCCATCGTTTTGCCGGGGCCAGCCGCGCCGCCCATGAACCCGTATGGTGCTGCCGAAGCATGGAAGCGGCACTGGAAAGGGTATGGATCGTAAATCTTGCGCGTGTCGATAATGAAGCGGTCAGCGCCGGTCAGCATTGGCTATCCGTGGTAGATGACGAGTGAGCCGGTCGTGGGAGCCGTGGCAAACAGGCCGCGAACCCAGGGCACAGCGCATGAGATCGTAGCAAGCGCACCGGCAGCGATAGACGATCCGAGAGACTGGTACAGCGCCGCGCTATCTGAGGGAGCAGCTTGCATCTGTACCGACTGATTGGTGCCGTTGAACACCGTGCAATATGTTGCCGTATCGCCTGGCGCTGGAGCAATGGCCACCTGCTCCGTGGCTAGTACGCCGCTATCAGATGCGGCATTGTTGACCAGCGTGATCTGGTCGCCGGTGTAGAGCGCAGGCTTGGGAGTGGGCATTGGCTGAGTGTTGTAGGCTGGCATAGATCACCTCACCTGTGAGTGTACATCTTCCAGCACCAGAGTCCCAAACCAAAAAAGACAGCACGTGACGAACCAGCCAAGTAGCTCTCTCATGGGCGCATCTTCTCTACTTCCCGGCGAATCCCTACAGTGACGCACATAACCACGGCAACACCTAACGCCTTCCATCCCCAAGCGTAAACCATTAAGCCGCAAAGCGAAAATTCAGCCGCAACGAATCCAAGTAGTAACCAATTCCTTCTGCTCATGGGTACATACTCCTGCAAGTTGAGCACCAGTAGCCATCCGCACGTTGGAAGCCGGTATGGCCCGCCTGGGTGCACCTGGTGGATCGGGCTGGACTCGAACCAGCATCCATCTGAGCATCACTGCTCTGCTCTCTAACCACTTGAGATACCGCCCCATTATCCCACTTGCGAGACCGGCAAGCCCGGTTAGGGCACCGCGCAGGCTTTGCGCTGCTATCAGGCATCCACTCCCACCCGCACAGATCACAATGCCACATCTCCCGCGTTACTCTACTCATGGGTACATTGTACCATATATGGGTACATTACGCCCACTATTTAGGCGGCCTGGGGATGCTCGTAATGATCTGAACCGGCCCGCCACCTTCGCCGGTAATCGCCGTTTTTTCGCCGTATACCTTAGGGTCGAGTTGCCCTATCACCTTAGATAACGTCTGGACAATAAGCTGGGAGCGCTGAACATTGTCGCCAATCTCCGTTTCTTGGCCTTTAGAAGTGAGCTTTGTTTTCTCTCCTATAAGAGGCGTAAGTGCATATTTTACACGAAGATCGCTCAAAAAGTCTGCTCTCAATTTGCGCGCACGTGCGGAACGTTCACGGAATTCTGGTATTTCATCCAGCCATCTATAAATAACTCTGCGACTTGGAGTTGATAAATCCTGTCCCCGCTCGATCCTTAGATCATCGAGAATCTCATCAATTCCTTTGATTTCCGTAGCCCATCTATCGCACAACTCCGCCGCAAGCTCACGATCATACGGTGTTGGTGGTCTGCCTGCTGACATAGCGTGATTATAGCGCGTCTTTCCTTCCAAGCGCACAGTTTGACAACAAAGCAGCTATGTGCATACAATCCCTCTATGGACGATAAAACCGTATCAGCGGTGATGAGCTACCTGGGACGCAAAGGTGGGAGACCTCCTATCATGCGTCCTTGCCCCAAGTGTGCCCGTACAGTGAGTGCCAGAGCTATGCAGTACCCCTGTCCCGCACACACATCAGCAGCGTCTAGACGATCACCGGTAAAGATTTTCACCCGCGTAAACACTGGAGATAAATGAGATTTGCACA